CGCATCGCCTTGCGGCGGATCGCCCGCTGCATCTTCACGGGCAGCTGGTGGAACCGCCGCGCCACCTGGCCGGGGTCGAACTGCACCTTGACCTGGATCGTGCCCGGATTCACCGGCGGCTCCTCATGGCGGCGAAGAAGTCAGCCATCGTGGGCACCCTCCGCTCCGGCGGCGCCTGCCACGCCAGCAGGTCCTCCGCCGGCAGCGCCAGCACAGCACTGGGCGGCATCCCGTATTTCAAGGCCAGGCCGAGCACCGCCCGCCTGGCCGCAGTCAGGAGGGGAGCGAAGCAGCTCCCCGACCTTGTCGATGACCGCCTTCCCCACCGCAGCGTGCACTCGCTCCGCCTGCTCAAGCTCGTCGGGGCCCCAGACCGGCGAGCCGTCCTCCCGCACCATGAACCGCACCATGTACCAGCCGATGAAGCCGGGCTTCCCCTGCCGGTCCTCGATCTCGACGAGATCGCCCACGGTTGGGTGACGCACCCACACGCCGGGCGCCGCCTCCGCCGGCGGCTGCGAGCTCGCGAGGTAGGACTGCCTCACGGTGCGGCGAACTCCACATCACCGGTCGCGCGGAAGGTGACGGTGGCCTGCACGCTCTGGTCCTGCTGGGCGACCAGGTCGATGCTCTGGACGTAGGCGCCGTTGTCGGCGCCGGTCGAGCTCTTGAACTTGCCGCCGACCAGCCCCAGCTCGAACGCGGCCTTGGTGCCGCCGAGCAGCGCCGTGGTCAGCGTGCCGTGGGAGGCGTTGCTGTAGTGCAGCGTCAGGCTGAAGGTGCAGTCGTGCCGCCCCATCAGGAAGCTCTTGGCGGTCGCGGCCCCGAGGGCGGTGATGTCGATCTCCGCCTTGTTGATGGTGACCGAGTTGATCGCCATCACGTCGGCGACGGCTCCCCCGTAAGTGAACGTTGCGGCGTTGGCTGAGAAGGCGGCCATGTCTGCTCCTAGCTGTGGTGGATCACGAAGATCTCGTCGCACTCGGCGGGAAGGTCTTCCTCGCCCTCGCCCGGCACCAGGTCCTCGGGCTCAGTGCGGTAGTGGCGGCTTGCGACCACCGCGGTGGCACCCACCGTGCCGGTCCAGCCCGACAGGCGAACCACCACGGCGTTGGCGACGGTGCGGGCGGAGGCGTAGGTGTCGGCGATCGAGCTCACCCGCACGCGGGTGGTGTAAAGGCCGGCGGTGCCGTCGAGCGACCGGATGGGCTCGATCTCCTCGACGGCGATCGTCACCGCGGGCAAGGCGCTTCCCTGCAGGCGCTGGCCCACGGCGACGCTCGCGCCGATGCTCCCGGTGGCGAGGCGGTTGTAGACGGCGGCCTCAATGGTCATGCCACCTCCACCGCGTCGATCAGCATCACGTCCTCCTCCTCGCGCTCCCGCCGGTAGCTCATCACCTGCAGCTTCCGGTCCCGGTACTCGAGCTGGGCGGTGGCGGTGATGCCGGCGGCCACGCCGGTCCGCCACCTGGTGCGGACCTCGTAGCCGGTCCGCATCGCGGCGCCGTCGCCGTAGGTGGTCTCGCTGGCGGAGACCGCCCGCACCTCGGCGAAGATCGTCGGGCCCTGCGTCAGCGTCTGGGACCGCTGGCCGTAGGAGTCCACGCTGGCCGAGGCGGTGTAGACCGTCACCCGGTGCCGAAGCTGGCCGGCGGAGATCACGCTCATTCCGGCGCCTCCGTCGAGAGCGTCGGAAGCGCCCAGTGGTCGATCGTCGCCCGCACGCCGAAGGGCACCTCCGACAGCGACAGCATCGACACCGCCTCGGGGTTCATGTAGTACGTGCCGGCCAGGCGGATGACCGCCAGCTGCAGGTCACGCGGCAGCGTGCCCGCGGCCCACCCGCAGGTGTAGGCGACGCTCACCCGCGGCTCGTCCTCGTCGAGATCGGGCAGGTCCCCGAACAGGCGGAGCCTCGCGACGGCGTCGGAGATCTCCACCGTCCAGTTGGAGCTCGCCAGCGTCTGCGTCACGCCGGCGGTGTCGCGGTAGGTCACCGCGGTGACCGCATCGAACGGCGGCGGGTCCAGCAGGACCTCGCCGCGCGGCCAGTGCCGCAGGTGCTTGACGCGGCTCCCCTGCGTCAGACGCCGGCGGGTCTGACGCTCGATGAAGTCCGCGGCCGCGTCCAGGTAGAACGCGAGCACGCCATCGTCCTCCGTGAAGTCGACACGGAGGATCGCCTTTGCCAGCGATAGCGGGACGATGGGCATGGGGGCAAAGCCCCTGCCGGCGCGTGGCTGCTAACCGGCAGGGGCGGCGGAGGGGGGGAAGGGTCAGGACGCGGCCATCTGCAGCATCTTGAAGGCGTCGTCGTTAGTTCGGACGGCGTCCGAACGCTTCACGACGATCATCTTCATCTGCCAAGTCGCAGCGGCCGAGTAAGGATCGACGAAGATCTCCGTCGCGCCGCGGTCGTAGATCTCGTAGTAGTTGAAGTTGCCGTAGATCGCCACGTACTTGCTGGCGGCGAGGGCATCGACGTACTCCGAGATGTAGTAAGGCACGCCCATGATGGTGCCCGGCGCGCCGCCGGCCATCAGGGTGTTCACGTCGCTCGCGAGCCAGATGTAGTTGTTGTTGGAGTCCTTGATCTTCCGCATGTTCTTGACCACCTCGTCGGAGGTCAGGATCACGGCGCCGCGGCGGTACTGCACCGGCAGCTTGTAGATCCAGTCCACAACCGAGTCCGCCGCGGTGATCGCGGTGGTCTGGCTGGTGCTGTTCGCGAGCTGCACCTTGTTGCCGGCGGCGGTCAGGCCGTCGATGACGCCCTTCGGCTTGCCCGAGGCGTCGCCGTCCCAGAAGTGCTCGTCCTGCAGGCGGGCGATCGCGAGGGCGGAGCGGTCGATGATCCAGCTCTCAAGGTTCAGCAGCGAATCGTCCAGCAGCTCGCGGCTCGCGACCACCTGCGTGGCGTACTTGAACGCCGAGACCGTCGCCTGGCCGAAGCCCGGATCGGACGGGGTGATGGTGCTGCCCTCGCCGATGATCGCCGCGGTGGGCAGGGCGCCCTCAAGCGGAATCTTGCGATCGTCGGGCGTGCTCCGCACCGGACAGAGCTGCCGCATGATCGAGTTCTGGTACAGCTTCTCGACGATCCGGCCTTCGGTCGTGACCGGCACCGTGTACCCCGCCTTGGGGGTGTCGTTGGTCGCGAGGGTCAGGGCGCGGAGTTCGGAGGCCTGGCCGCTCTTGATGTAGTCGAAGAAGGCCAGCCGGTAGTCCTCGCCGCCGCGGTAGTCGATGTAGTGCGACGCGGCGCGGTGGGCCATCGCGATCTGGCGGGCGGGCTCGGCGAGCGAGGCCTTGGCGGCCTGCAGCGCGTCCTCACGCTTGCGGGCGGCAATCTGCTTGTCCAAGCCGTCCGCGTCCGCCATGCAACGGTCGAACCGCTCCTCCTGCTCCGCGGTCATTCCGCGGCCTTCCGGGGCCGCGTCCATGAGGTCCTGCGCCTCCTGGATGAGTCGGGCTCGCTGCTCCAGCAGCTCGTTGAGGTTCATCTGACGCTCCTAGCACGTGCCAAACGGAGGCGGCGGTGCCGCCAGCCCCAGCCACCGTGGCGTAGGGCGCTGTGTGTCTGTGGGTAGGCGGCCTCGGGCACGATCGAGATCTCGCGGAGATCGACCTGCTCGAGATGCCGCACGCGGCTGCCCCCCCGCTCGCTCCAGGCGTCCTTCTGCACGATGAAGCCGAAGCTCATCTGCCCGTCCAGGACGCCGCCGCGGAGCAGTTCCGCCACGTCGTTGCCGCGGGTGGTGTTGGGCAGCTCGAGCTCGAACTGCAGGCCCTTGGCGGTCTCCCGCAGCTGCAGCGTGCTCGGGGCCCGCCCAAGGATCTCGCCGGCGTCGTGGTTCCAGAGGGCCCACTGCCCGCCCCGCTCGATGCTCTCGGCGAACGCGCCAGGCTGCACGTACTCGATGAACTCGCCGCGGCGGTCCATCAGCGGCGTGCTGGGCTCGTTGAACACCGCGGCGTAGCCGCTCAGAGTCCGGCCCTCCGAGCTGACCGCGCGAGCAGACAGCAGG